ATACTTTCATGATTCGACCTACCAGTTTGTTTGGCGACCGCTACCGGGAATACAGATTGTTCAACTATACAGAGCCACGCAACCACAGAGAATTTCGACATCATTTCAATGACGACGTGCAATATTATCCACACACCATGTCAAAAGAAACATGGGACCTAGGTGAAAAATACTGGGAGCAAAGAGAAACACATCCAGATCGCCTATGGGGATTTGACCAACTAAGACACAACGCAATGTTTTGGTCGCAAGATATTCCAGAAACAGATCGACTACATCCAGAAATGAATTACATGTGCCATAACTTAAGAAGCGACCATCCTGCTGAAATAGAATCTACTAGACTTTGGAATTCTGGAGTGCCGATCGGTGATGCAAACATTTTGCATTTTTGTGCCAGCCGAGGCAGTAGCCGAGTGATCAGCATGATGAAAGAGCTGTGCCAAGAACTCGGAGTTCACTATGAATGAAATTTTAACATTGATCAAGCAATACATCGAACAAAAACAATCTGCCAAGACCTGGGTAGCTGGCAAGGACTTTGTGAACTATGCAGGTCCACATTTTTCGTCTGACGAGTATGTGGCAGCCGCAGAAGCCTTGCTCAACGGCTGGCTGGTCATGGGCAACAAGAGCCTACGCTTTGAACAAAAGTTCCCCCGAGAATTTGGCAAGACTCGCGGAGTATTGACCAACAGTGGTAGCAGTGCAAATCTCTTGATGATGACCGCAATGAAGAGCAAGCGTGGACACAACTTTCCACCAGGCACCAAGGTATTGATGCCTATTGCAGGATTCCCAACCACACTGAATCCAACCATACAAAATCAATTTACGCCAGTGTTCTGCGACATTGAAATTGATACCCTAAACATTGACCTAGATCACGCAGAGCGGTTGCTTGCGGCAGATCCAGACATCAAGATTATAACTTTTGCCCATGTGTTGGGTAACCCGCCCAACATGGACCGGGTCATGGACTTGGTCAACAAGTATAATTTAATCTTGTTGGAAGATTGTTGTGATGGACTTGGTACCACCTATGATGGCAAGCCCTTGGGAAGTTTTGGTCTAATGGCGTCATGCAGTTTTTATCCAGCACATCACATGACCATGGGCGAGGGTGGCTTTGTGGCCATGAACGATCCACAGCAAGAAATCATCGTGCGTAGCCTGCGTGAATGGGGCCGTGGCTGTTATTGCGTAGGACCCGAAGCCAACAAGTTGAAATGTGGCACCTGTGGCAAGCGATTCAATGAGTGGATTCCCGAAATGCCAGATCAGATTTTTGATCACAAATATGTGTATGATGAAATTGGCTATAACTTGAAGCCCATTGAACTACAAGCAGCCATGGGCTTAGAACAGATCAAGAAATTGCCAGAGATACATGCTTTACGTCAACGCAACTACAATCTACTGTTTGCTATCTATGAAAAGTATGAACAGTTCTTCCACTTGCCCCGTGCCCGAGACAAAGCCGATGTAAGTTGGTTTGCTTTCCCATTGACCATACGTGAAGGTGCACCGTTCTCACGCATGGACATCGTTGACTATCTTGAAGAAAACTTGATACAGACACGCCCATACTTTGCTGGCAACATCATGTTGCAACCTGCATATAGTCACCTGATGGATCCTGCAGAGGCACGTGACAACTACCCTGTGGCCACATTCACCATGAAGAACACCTACTTCCATGGATGCAGTCCAGTGATCACTCCTGAACAGATTGAGTACATTGGAGAGAAGGTTGATGGATTTATGAGCTTGTATCTATGAAAAGTCTTAGCCAAGTAACCGCCAAGATTGATGGTCAGCCAATGTTCAAGTACCTGGACATGGCCAAGGCCCTGGAGGCCCGGGGCCAACATCTCGTACACATGGAGATAGGTGAGCCAGACTTTGACACACCCAAAAATGTTACATGGGCCGCTGTGCAATCTTTGTCCAATGGAGAAACACACTACGGTAGTAGTTTTGGGTTGCAAGAGTTTAGGGAAGCTGTGCAGTTTGCCACAGAACGCAGCAGAGGATTCCGTCCTGACTTAGATCAAGTGTTGATTACCCCGGGTGCCAACATTGCCATCTACTATGCTGTGTTTTGTTTGGTGGATCCTGGCTTTGAAGTCATTGTGCCAGATCCTGGCTTCAGCACATACTACAGCAACATCAAAATGTGTGGTGCTGTGCCTGTGCGTGTGCCACTCAAAGAAGAAAACGAATTCCGTATGAGTCCCGACGACATCGAAGCGGCCATCACAGACAAGACACGCTTGATCATTATCAACAGTCCGCAAAATCCCACTGGCAGTGTGCTGACCACCGACGAAGTCAAACGCATTTATGAAATTGCCAAGAAGCATGACATATATGTTTACAGTGACGAGATTTATGCACGCATGAACTACGAGCCAATTGGTTTTGCCAGTCCCAGCATCTACGATCATTGCAAGGAACATGTGATTCTCAGCAACGGCTTCAGCAAAGCATTTGCCATGACTGGTTGGAGATTGGGCACACTGATCGGACCGGCCAAGGTCATTGAACGCATGGCGGCACTGTTACAAACCACATCAAGTTGTGTGAGCACGTTTGTTCAGCGTGCCGGCATTGAAGCCATTCGCGGCAGCCAAGAAGCAGTGACCAACATGATGGCAGAATATCAAGCACGCAGAGACCTGCTGGTCGACGGACTCAATCGTGTCAAGGGCGTCACATGCCTTAAACCAGGAGGTGCATTTTATGTGTTTCCCAACATCACAGGCACAGGTTTATCAAGTGACCAAGTTGTTGAAAAGTTAATGTCTGCCGGAGTAGTGACCTTGCCTGGACATTGTTTTGGACAACACGGAGAAGGCTATATTAGATTGTGTTATGCGACCAGTCGTGAAAACATTCAACAAGGACTGAATAGAATTTACCAAGCATTGGGAACCAAATGAGAGTATGTGATTGGATCGCTGATTACTTAAAATCTATCGGTGTCAAACGAGTACACGGATTGATGGGCGGCGGCGCCAGCGGACTCAATGATGGATTTATCAAACAAGGCATGCCCTATATCTGCTATCATCACGAGCAAGGTGCAGGACATGCAGCCACAGCCGAAAGCAAATTTACTGGCAAACTTGCTGTGGTTAACCCTACAACAGGCTGTGCCGGAACTAACTGTGCCACATCAGTGTTAAATGCCTGGCAAGACAGCGTGCCTGTGTTGTTCCTGTCAGGCAATGTCAGATTAGCGACCTGTAGCGGACACATTAACAAAAAAAACAACATCAACATTCGTAAGTACGGCATCCAAGAGCACCATGTTGTTGACACTTACAAGACCATGACCAAATTAAGTTGTTTCGTTGACAATGTACAAGACGTAGCATATAACATACAATATGCAATACACCTGGCCACAACCGGCCGTCCTGGTCCTGTATGGATTGATATCCCTGGAGACATTCAAACAGCACCGATGCCCGAGAACTATGCCCAGTGCACCGCCGCTGGTCTGTCAGATTCAATGACCGACTTTGCTAGAGTCAAACAAGCCATTGCCGATGCCAAGCGCCCGGTTGTGTTGGCAGGCTACGGTATACGTCAAAGCAACACTGTTGAAGATTTTGTCAAGTTTATCGAACATTATCAGATTCCTTATGTCAGTACCTACGGAGCAAGAGATTACACAGCCGACGATCATAGATTGAGTATTGGTGCTGTGGGTATCAAAGGCAGCCGTGCAGGTAACTTTGCCATGCAGAACGCAGACTTGTTGCTTGTATTGGGTAGCAGTCTTGGATCAAGTGTGATTGGATACGATCCTGCACAGTTTAGTCCTGCAAGTTATAAAATTATTGTAGACTTAGATGTTGACGAATTGAAAAAAGATATCGTTAAGATTGATGAAAAACTCAGTGTTGATTTGCAACAATTTTTCAGGAGCATGGTATGAACAGACAAGACTGGATAGACAAATGCAATCACTGGAAAGCCATTTGGCCTGTGATGCAAGATGAATACCGTGCCAACAAAAATGATCACTCGTTGAATATCTATGCCGTACTTGATGCGATCAACAAGCACAGTCTTCCCGAAGATATTCTCATGGGTGATGCTGGTAGTATCAGTTATGCAGGTCCTGTTGCGCTGAATGCCAAGCCAGGTCAACGTTTTATTTTTAGTCCAGCACAGGCAGACATGGGCTGGGCACTTCCTGCTGCCATTGGTGCCAGCATGGCCAGCAATCAGCCCATCATCAGCATCATAGGTGATGGTAGTTTTATGAGCAATATCCAAGAACTTGCCACAGTCAAGCAACATGGACTCAATATCAAATTTGTCATACTCAACAATGCAGGTTACTTGAGCATCAAAAATACACAAACAAAATATTTCAATGGTCGTGTACATGGTACCAGCTCTGAAACTGGCCTGTGGTTTCCTGACTTTAAGAACATCGCGGTTGCTTTTGGCATGAGTTATACTGACATGCGATCAGCGGCTGACCTAGACCGGTTTCCAGAAATCCTTGCCAGAGCAGGTCCTTGCATCATTGATTGCCGTTGCCACACCGATCAAGAAATCCTTCCGGCACAGGCATTAAAGAATGGCCGTCAAGCAGGCCTGCACGATATGACACCATTCCTTAGTGACGAAGAACTTGCTCGCGAAATGATTGTTAAAATTTAAAACACCATGACAAACCAAAAAATTCCAGGCTTAGAAAATTTTGTTGAACTAAGAGACAGTTCACAGTACCCAGAATTAAAAAATCTGTGGTGGCCGCAATACGATCAGGGCATGTGGAATTACATGCATCAGTATCGCATAACCCCAGAATTTTTTGATGAATTAATGACGCATGTCACTGGCACCGCGGTCATGATACAAGCCGGTGGCAACTGTGGACAGTATGTGAGGCAGTTCAGTCAACGATTTGACACTGTGTATACATTTGAACCCGATCCAACAAATTTTTTGTGTTTGACTTTGAACTGCGGTAACAATGTGATAAAAACACAGGCCTGTGTGGGCAATGAAAGAAAATTTGTAAACATAAGCAAAGGCCATGATTCGGGCGCTATTCACGTAAGCGGTACAGGTAACATACACACAGTGATCATTGATGACATGGATCTGCCGGCCTGTGATCTCATACAGTTAGACATTGAAGGTTACGAATATTTTGCCTTGTTGGGAGCCCGACGTACCATTGAACGATATCATCCTTTGCTGATGTTAGAATGGTGTGAACCCTGGGCCAAAAGATATGGCGTGAGTTCAGAACAATTTGAGAAATTGTTGAGTGATCTCGGCTACCGCCAAATCATGACCAACATGACCGATTGCATTTACAAATACCAACCATGAAAACAGCATTGATTACCGGAGCCAATGGATTTATTGGCCATTACCTAGTAGAAGAATTTGCAGAAGACCATCGTGTTATCTGCGTGGTTAGACCAGGTTCGGTCAATATGGAACGGATCAATCACTTGCGGGATCGTGTCACTGTGATTGAGCACGACATCAAAAATTCTTGTAGACACTTGCCAGCAACAGACATTATATTACATGCTGGTGCCAACCCCAGTTCAGCCGACAGCTTGAGTGATCCCACAGCATCTATCATGGACAACGTGCTGGGCACATTGAACCTGTTGGAACATGCCCGTCATACTGGAGTTGAAAGATTTGTATATTATAGCAGTGCCGAAGTGTTTGGCCCTATATCTATTGGACAGGATAGTCAGCCCAACGATGCCTACAACAGCAATAGCCCTTATGCGGCCGGCAAAGCCGCGGGTGAAGAACTGTGCCTGGCCTATGCCAATTCGTTTAATGTTCCTGCCAGCATCATACACATCAACAACACTTTTGGTCCACGTTGTCAAAGCAATCGCTTGCCGGTGATTATCATACGCAAATTACTCAACAACGAAACTTTGGATATACATGTAGGCCCCAGCGAATTGATTGGTGGACGTCGTTGGTTCTATGCCGGCGATGTGGCCAGCCATACTAGATTTATACTGGAAACACAATTGACCCGTTGTGAAAAATGGAATAGTGCAGGCAACAAGTTTATCAATAATCTTGAATTTGCGCAACACATTGCCCAGATTCTGGATCGTGAATTACGATATCAGTTGATTCCAGTTGATCGCCCTGGACATGACTTGTGTTTCAGTGTTGATCCAGAAAAATTATATGAACTAGGGTGGCAAGCACCCAAAACCCATGAACAACGGTTGACCGAAACGGTAGAATGGTATCAGGCAAATCCTGAATGGCTCACACGTTAATTGACAACCAGGGTCGGATTATTGTATAATAAAGTATGAAAAAAATCTATCATACTTGGCAAGACGTAGAAAGCCAGACACAAGAAATTCTACGACAGATCCATTTAGACGCCTGGCAGCCAGACTATGTGGTCGGACTCACACGTGGCGGCCTGGTTCCAGCCAACTTGATCAGCCAATATCTTGGTTGCAGGATGGAAACCCTCAAAGTTAGTTTGCGTGACGGCAACGAATGCGAAAGCAACTTGTGGATGGCCGAGGATGCATATGGGCATGACATGGAACAGCCTAAAAATATCTTGATCGTAGATGACATCAATGACACTGGCGCCACATTAAATTATATACATGAGGATTGGCCTAGCGGCTGTTTTCCTGACAATCCACGCTGGAATGAAGTCTGGGGTCACAATGTGCGTGTGGCTGTGCTGGTCGACAATGAGTCAAGCAAGAATGAAATTCCTGTGAGCTACAGTGCAGTTGATCTAAATAAAGCTGAAGAAGATTGTTGGATTGTTTTTCCTTGGGAAGATTGGTGGAAATGAAGATACATTATAGAAAACCTACGTTGTTAGAACAAATGGCAGACGCTATTCGTGACACCAAAAAACCCATTGATTATTTTGAGTTGTCAGATGAAGAGCTTAACGCCAATTACAGCAATTTTGATAGAACGGTAAAAGATAAAGTTATACATTATTCATACAAGGGTGTTCCGGTAAAGGTTAAAGAATGAAAATAAAAGTCAGCGAAATATTTTATAGTCTACAGGGCGAAGGACGCTTTGTGGGTGTACCCAGTGTGTTCTTGCGAACCTATGGTTGTAACTTTACTTGTAGCGGGTTTGGTTGCAAGCCCGGTGAAAAGTCAACAGGTGCCGACGATGTGGCCGAAGTGGTGCATTTATACAACCGGTTTGAAGAACTGCCCTTGGTGGAAACCGGTTGTGATTCGTATGCCAGTTGGCATCCAGCATTCAAACACTTGAGCCCCACGCAGACCACAGAAGAGTTGGTAGAACGCATGTTGGCCTTGACCCCCAACAACATGTGGCAACAGAACAATGGCAACGACGTGCATCTTGTGATCACAGGTGGAGAACCTTTGCTGGGCTGGCAACGTGCCTATGCAGAACTGCTCGGCCATGATCGTATGCGTGACTTGAAGAATATCACATTTGAGACCAATGGTACTCAAGAACTACATGATGATTTTCGTCACTTCTTGTTGGACTGGACACTAAATCCACGCCTGGGCAAACGAGGACCAGGAGCACTGACTTTTAGTGTCAGTGCCAAACTTAGTGCAAGTGGCGAGTCTTGGGAAGACGCCATCTGTCCAGACGTTGTGATGAGCTATGCTGACATCGGACATACTTACTTGAAGTTTGTGGTTGAAACCGATGAGCACATTGCGGAAGCCATACGTGCCACAGATGCCTATCGCCGTGCAGGATTTACTGGTGTGATCTACTTGATGCCACAGGGCGGTGTAGTCGAACCCTATGATAAAAATAAAAAGCGCATAGCAGACATTTGCTGTGCCCAGGGCTGGAACTACAGTCCTAGATTGCACGTGGACTTGTGGGGCAACGGCTGGGGCAAATGAGTCCAATTCCAGAACGCATCGATCGCCCCAATGGCAGTTTTTACATTCGAGCTGAATGGAAACTATGCAGGGTGGTATGGCCCCAGACCTGTGAGATCACCGGACGTAGACTATGGCCCGGAACCATGGCCTATCGTGGTATTGCTACCTGGACCGGCCCAGGAACACCCGTGATTGAATACAAATGGCATGATCGCCAGGAACATTTAATGTGGCAACTAAAGGAATAAAATTATGAAACAACTTGCAAATCAAATCACAGAATGGATCAAGAACTATGCCAACAATGCTGGCATACAGTCACTGGTCGTGGGCATTAGTGGCGGTATTGACAGTGCTGTGGTCAGCGCACTGTGCGCCCGAACTGGATTGAACACAGTAGCAGTGACCATGCCTATCCGTCAACGCCCAGATCTACACGATCTCAGCATGCGTCAAGGGCTCTGGTTAGGGCAAAACTTTGATAATGTGCGGCATGAGATCATTGATTTGACTTCAACCTTTGATGAGTTTGAACAGCGGCTTAACACCTATCCTAATTTGTTGGGCATGGCCAACAGTCGTAGTCGACTGCGCATGGTTACCTTGTATCAAATTGCTCAAAGCGTTCAAGGTATTGTGGTGGGCACTGGTAACCGAGTGGAAGACTTTGGTGTGGGATTTTATACCAAGTACGGCGACGGTGGCGTAGATATAAGTCCCATTGGTGATCTGCTAAAAACCGAAGTTTGGGATTTGGGTCGTGAGTTAGGTATCCTGCAAGATATCATCAATGCGGCGCCCACAGATGGACTATGGGATGATGGACGCACTGATCAAGACCAATTGGGTGGACTGACCTATGCTGAACTTGAGTTGGCCATGGCCCAAGACGAAGGTAGTAAACTAGTCAAAAATGGTCTGGAACTAGAACGCTTGCAAAAGTATCAAGCTCTGCGTGCTCGTAGCTTACACAAAATGCAACCAATTCCGGTGTTCAAAAAATCTTAGTCTCTGCCGATTCTCCAGATAAATTAGTGACATACTGATTAAAGGAAAACATGGCAAAAATTGGATTTGTAGGAATTGGAAAATTAGGCCTAGACTGTGCCGAAGTTTTTGCAGAAAAACACGAGGTACGCGGTTACGACATTTACCCACGAACCAGCAATAGTGTAAAAGTATGTGATATCAAAGAATTAGTCGCAGAAAGCGAGTGGATCTTTATTGCTGTGCCCACTCCGCATGCCGAGGGCTACGATGGCAGTGTTCCATCAAGCCACATGACTCCCAGAGA